TATCAACACCCGAAACAAACTTTGAATTTATTGGCATCTCAAAATTCAAACCCGCTGCACCGCAACCTAACCCTGTAGCAATTGAAAACCACAAAAAGACTGTTTTACACGCAATGTGTAAGTACTTTAACACAAGTACAATTGAACAAGTCTTACTCAAACGAAGATCTACCATCGATCCCGAGCTCGTTTTGCTCGATTTCTTTGAAGGGGACATCCCACCCCATCCTATAACCAAGGACGACCATTATTGGCACGCCGTTGATTATACACGAAGACTCTTCATGCCACCTCACAAATGTAGACCTGCACATATACTCGATATATTGCACCACTATCCAATGAAACATGATACAAATGCAGAAGCACCGTTCTCCACTGAACCTTTCTTTCTTAAACAACTCAACGATCCTGTTTATCGTGAACGCAACAACTTACCTGAAAATGCTAAACCAAGCACAGGCAATATGAAAAACATCATATTCGACTGGGTTCGTCGCTGGCACCATGAAATCAAGAACAATGAAGTAACATTTGACAAACACATGTACTATATGTTATTACACACCAAGACATCAATCGTCGATGAACACGACCCTGATAAACTCCGCACAATCTGGGGCTTCCCAAAAGTCTCAATCCTCGCACGAATTATCTTCCTCTGGTCATACATCGCACATTTGAAACGCAATCCTGGAAAATCTCCAATACTCTGGGGATACGAAACAATCCTAGGCGGCTGGTTCCGTTTAAATCACGAACTAACTTCCTCGTACTTTCGAATTACGATAATAACCTTAGACAAAAGCCGATTTGACAAATATTTTATATTTGAAATAATGGACGATATTGAAACTATTTATCGCTCATACCTCGACTTTGACAATGGCTACCTCCCAACACAAGAATATCCCGAAACGGATAAAACCTGGAATCAAGAAAAAGCTCAACGCTTAGAAAGACTCTGGCAATTTACCTGTTATACGTTTAGAAACACACCCATCGTACTACCTGATGGACGAACATATAAAAGAAAATTTGCTGGAATGCCCTCCGGCTGTTATGACACTCAATTGAGTGACACATTTCACTTTTCAATCACGGACTTAACCGTCCTATTCCATATGGGTTTCACAGAAGAACAAATTCTCGTTCGCAAAGGACAAGGTGATGACATCATCTATTCTTTATCTGTATTCATTCCACCGAATGAGCATGAAACCTTTCTTTCTACATACTCCATGATCGACCACGATCGTTTTGGAAGCATCACACGACCTGAAAAGTGTGAAGTTACCAACACAGCTGATGGCGCACAATCACTAGGATATCGCAACCACCGCGGAATCCCACACCGTAGCACCATTGATCTACTCGCTCAACTATACTTTACAAAAGCCCTCAACCCCACACCTAGCATTACTATGTCCATAGCAACTGGAATAGCTTACGCATCACTTGGCATTGATCGGCAATTGTACCAAGTATGCAGAGAAATCTACGACTACTACGCTAGACAAGGCTTTACTGTCAACCCTAACTGGGTAGAACAGTACCTAAGCACAGACCTTATGGTCTATGCACTAGAAAAGTACGTAACTTTCCCTTCAATAAGCAAAATCCAGAACAAACTCATAAGTCTGAATTATGCTGAGCCCGAAACTATGCAAACCTTTTATTTG